CAAAGTTATCTGCACAACCCGCTCAATCGGCGGGGCGTTAAGGTGCTTTAACGCTAATTCTTATTTTATACGGCCAGATAAACTGGCGGAATACAGACGAAGAAAAATAAGGAAAAATCTTCACCTGTTGCTAGGAACGGGAAACCCGTTGTGGACCCAGCGTCCATGGCCCCAAATCGAAACTGCAATCTGTTTGGTGTGTCGGGGTCTGTGTCCGTGTCGTCTGCCCATTGAGGGCTGGTTCGCGTCATAGCGAACCTTTTGTTATAATAGAAAGGACTTTCAGCCTCAACTACTTCTGTGTTGACTTGGACACCATTATAATTGTTGGTCATGGGAGCTGCAACTCCTTCTTGCGATATAAGACTTGCTATCATACCTCTAGATGAGGTGAAGCATCGCATTCGGAAGGCGCCCCTCCATCCCGCGTACCAATTCATGATATACTCAGTTCTCGGCATATCTGCCGTGGTGATGACCGGTCTGCGGATAGAATAAGGGACAGTGGTAGCAATGTTTGGGACGGAAATCGCTCCGGTAAAATAGTACCTCCTTAAAATTGCTCGAACCGACTGAACCGTTTCTCCCATGAAAACTTTGTCGGTATGATCGAGGTCAGGGAGCGGGGTAGTTCCCATCTCATCGATCTGATCAGATGCCAAAGGATTGATCTGTGCATCAGGCTCCATGGACTGATACTCCCAAACTTCGTTCTCGTCTATCCCCTGAGGTTCAATAATGGCATTAGAACTCTTGTAGGTAAGTCTAGTGGGATTCGACTGAGTACCAGCAAATTCCAACCCTTCACCACCCTTTGCAAACAACAATATGTTGATCGATTGGGTAAGAGAAGGATCTGGACTGGTGAGGGGAGTGAGCACTGTAACTCGTAATCTACCATTTGATGTCTCCGGTGCAGCCGGTAGGGATGACGAGGTATCATACCAACCAAGAAAACCAGCTGGATTACCGTAATCAATCTCCCTACACTTCAGATAAGCTTGAGGAGAATGCCAATGGATAGGAATCTCAAAATCGCGCGTCTCGCTAAGATCAATAATGCGAGAATAGATTTGATTGGTGTTGGCTGGTTCGTCTGACACAGGATCGTACTGAATAAGCAACTTGCCTCGATGCATTGTTGAACACACGACGCTCAGTCGATAGACCATCGGTCCTCGCCAGTACTTGAACATTCTGGCCACTGCGGTCACGGGTGGAATTGCCGTTCGAGAAGGCGTGACGGACGAATCGACAAGTCCATACATCGGACTCACAACTATCTTTCCGAGAACATCTCCTCCCGTTTGAGATTCATTCCAGAAAAGTGTACCAATGTAAGCTTCTTTGCTGGCGATATAGGAAATAGCCATTTCATCAGTGCCATCCAATCCTACTGTTCGAGGATCGATTGACAACTCATTTCGAGCGTCCCATGCTAACTTCGGCATTACTTCGTGCTGATTGGTGGAAGCCATTTCTCCACCTCTCAATTCTCTCATAGGACAGATATTGTCCAAAACTCTAGGTCGACTGTAGCCGAAAATGTGCGCGATCTGGGAAACCATTCCAGCAGCAGCTGCTGTAGGCATAGCAAAAGGAGCTAGCCAGGGAACAGTTCCCAGCAATCCTGCGGCGGCAGCCACATTGGATGCTGTCTTTGAAATCAATCCAGTCTTATGCTCATCCTCTTCTCCGGACTGGTAAGTAACGAGATCATAGTCGCCAGCAGTGGGTGTTGCGATAACAGCATCTTCCATCCAAGCGTAAATAACTATCTCCATTGATCCAGAAGAAGCATTAGCATGTCTCAACACTTGAAACCCATTAACATACATCTTACCTAGTTCGGTAAATGCATCATCTTTGGTGGTATCGATCCAATTGTACGGTGAAAAGAAGGGGAGTGTCATCTCCCCACCCTGACTGGTGGCTGCGTCAAGATAAACGTGGGGCATATGTGAAAGACAACCTCTAAAAGCTCTTTGTACAGGGTTACCAATATTCATTACGCTTCGATCAGAAAACGGCTCGTAAGCCATAATTGCTCGTGCGAAAAGAAAAGGATTACCTGTGACAACCGCTCGAATTTTGAGATTGCCTCGGACGTGTCGAAACCCTTCAATTCGGGCTTTGATCTGAGTCTGGTTGAAAAATAAATCCCAGGGTCGAAAGCTCTCAGTCAAATTGGAGCCAACATCCCAAGTGAATCGTTCTATTTCTACTGGTCGGGCTAAAAAATCGCCCAATGGTACGTCCGTGGTTCCTCCGACATTGTATGTGGAATCGAAGGTCGAAGATACGTTATGTGTATCACTCATAGCATTATCACCAAACGCCAAGGTTCCTGTTTTATATGTAGACATGGCAGATGTCAGGTCACCTACCAAGCTTTTTGTATTTGATTGTGTAGTAGCACTCTATGTACGCTACTCACCAAGTGCTATTGGTAAGCGCGGGTTTCATTTATGTATACAATTACAGTACAATCACATGCAAGCCTAACGGCAAATCGAAATGAAGAAATTAATTTACAATTGGTATCCAATACATGTAATGCCCTTTTGGTTCCGATCATGTGTACGAGGGTCATCGCACAGAGGGACACCTTTAATCCTGGTCCGAAGGAGTGGGTTGCAATTCTTCCAATTGCTCTGCTTGCAACTCCAAAAGCAGAGTTTCGTAAGGCTTGTCTGCCACCATTGAAAGATGAGAAATGTTGTGTTTCCCAAGAATTTCTTTCATTTGTTGGCGACGAGTCTCATAATGCTCGCGTCCATAATACACCCATTCGCGCAATGCTCCATCGACATTGATAGCGCTTGCCAATTGAGGATTGTACTCTCCTTTAGGGAGAAGCACACATTTCAAGGGTTTGATAATGGAAGCTTCCTGAAGCTGTCCGACGCGGTATGGGAGCTCGGGTAACTGAACCGTCTTCCTCTGAAGGAAAACAAGTTCTGACAGTGATTGGGCAAATTTCTTTCCTTCTGCTGTCTTGATTCCCGGTGTGATGGTAATACCATACTTGGCAAGATAATTTTTCATAGAAATGAAATTGAATCCTGATCTCCACCAACTCACGCCATTGAGCATGTCATCTCCATAATTCAAATGAGCAACATACTTTCGAAAATCGCCTATCTTGGACTCAGGATAACATCCATAGAAGGCACATCTGTTCATCAGAGAATTGTCCAAACCATTAATGATAACCGTGACTGGAATTCCAGAGGGTGTACTCCCATCTAGCAGAAGCACCTCCAGATTGTAAATAACGAGTGGACGAACCAACTCCCCAGAAGTGGTGGACATGACAAACAGGTCAGTGGGAGTGTAAGCTCCCAAAGCTGCAATTCGTATCATCATCTTATACGAACACATACTTGTACTGCAAGCTTTCGTTGTATCGAACTTCTTTACGTCCGCATCAAAGTGGTGTTTAAATTTCTCAAGGTGGGTCCAAACATCATCCCAATCCTTGGAAGTGGCATTAATGCCAACAGCACACTCACTCATTGCGGTCATCATCTGCAAAACTCTACAGATCGGTGTGAAGTACTTTCGGGTTATCAATGTGCAAGTGATCATCGAAACCATGAATATCCGAACCTTTTCAGATGTGACTTCTTGTGGCTGGTCTTTGGGGACCCCGTTAAATAACCAGGGAACCCGCTTTCCAGTTTCCAAAATCTTCATAGATTTGATGACTTCCTCCCAAACTTCATCAACGAATTGTTTCCTTTCGTGACCGAGTTCATCAAGATAGACTGTGACCCAATCATTCTTTTGACCTCGAAATCCTTTTCCCATTGCTGTGGACCATTTCATGGCATCAATGAAGCGCACTTTATCAATTCCATTTAATGTCTCGTCCCATGTGAGTGGGCGAAGATTTTTAAGCAGGTATTTCGGAAATTTCTTCTCGAAGCCACTCATATAATCTTCGACAGCCCAAGCCAAGTGATCTGTTGGGAATCCAGGAGAGGGATTGACGGCGTAAACCGCTGATTTAGGCCACATCGATCGCCCGAATGGAGGTCCTCCAAACTCAACTTTATCTGGAGATATCTCGGCTACATCATCGTGAATCAAAGTCTTGACTGCTCGCGTTTTGTAAAATGCGGACTGTTGTACTTTGCCAATAGCTGTAGCTCCTTGGTAGACCTCGGGGGCGTG